GTGACCCGCACACCGATCGTGATCACTGCTGTAGCAGTAGCTGCACTGGGTGCCGGTATCGCCGGCACGGCCCTCTACCTCAACAGCGAGACGGACACGCCGACCTCGTCACCATCGCAGGCACCCGCGGCCTCAGCAGAGCCGGCCGCGGACACGGTCGACCCGTACGAGGTGTACCTGGACCTGGCCCCGGATGACGCGGTGGAGTTGTCCCGGGAGGACGCGCAGACCCGGGCCCTACTCGGCTGCAGCCGGAAGTGGGCGCCGGGGACCGTGGACGCGGCATTGGCGGAGGCGTACGTGGAGTTGTGCGTGGACCTCGAAGACCGCACGGGATAGCGGCCGGATGCGACACGTGCAACCCATGAGTTGTGCTTGATAGTCGAGCGTTTCTAAGGTGTTACTAAGGGTGAGGTTTAACGTGGGCGCACATAAATGTACAGATTGCCTTCCTCGACTACTGTACCGACGCGCCACCCTCGGCTGCGCATTTTAAGGTGGGAGCTTGCGCGCCGAACGGCTCGCCTCATGTAGTCTACGCGTTCGTTTCCGAGGTTTTCGAAGACCGGCTTAGCGGCCGCTAATCCTGCTCGGTCCTTCTGTTCTTTGCTTCTTTGGCCAATTTCGAGGAATAGTGCCTCCCACTCCGAGGCGGGGCGGCCCCCGAAGGTTCTACAACGGGGCGTGATTTCTAGATATTCAATTGGTAAATCCGAAAGAGAGTCTATCATTGCTTCAAATTAGCAAAGTAGGGGTTGCCTGTCAAAAGCGTGCAGTCATCCAGGTAACTTACTTGTAATGGTAACTTACTCGGAATGGTAATCCGTAACAGCCTTGGCCACCCTGGCAGCAGGCGGAACGCTCATTTGCTCGGCATAGGGCACGACGAGACGCCCCCGCTTGGCCTTACGGCCAGGCGGGGCGTTGTCTACAGCACGAACCCCGTCCAACTAGGTCATGGCCAGAGCCCGGTAGCTCTTTCGGCGCCGGCCGGGACGTCACCGGGCGGGTGTGGCTGGGTCGGCAGGGCTACTGCCGCTGGGAGGGCGACACCTCATATCGGGGCGCGGCCGGCGTACCGAGCAGCGCCCCCAACCACGGCCACCGCGCCTCGGCGACCCGGACGAGGGCGTAGTAGCCGGCCATCGCCAGCGCCACCACCCCGGCCGTGAGGGCGGTGCCCGAGTCGGCGTCGAGCACGATCCCCGCCTCCGCAGCGAGCCACGCGAGGGCGGCGCCGACGGCGGCGGGGACAGCGGTACGGATCAGGCTGATCAAGTAGTCGTGAGTCATTTGGGCTTCCTCTCGGGGGTGGGGGTGTCGGCACCGGTGGCGGCGGCGATCGCGTCCACCTGGTCCCTGAGTGACTGGCCGCCGTTGGGGCGCAGCTCCTCCAGCGCGTCCAGGCGGCCCTCGATCCGGCCGACCCGGGCCATCAACCCGGGGCGGCCGGTGGGGAGGCCGGGGCGGGGTGGCTCGCCGACGAGGTCGTCAACGAGCCGGGACACCTTGCGGCTGGTGGTCAGCGTCCCGCGGCCTGCGCGGCGGAGGACCTCGGCGGCGGCGCCGACGGCGGCGATCACCGCCGAGATGTAGAGCAGTGTCTCCACCGCAGACTCCTGACGTGCGGCTAGGTGATCGGGTTGCGGTAGGCCGCATCCCAGGTCTTGCGGCCCAGCAGCCCGTCCACGCGGAGCCCTTGGTCGGCCTGGAATGCCTTGATCAACTCTCGGTACTCCGGCCCGTACAGGCCGTCGGCACCGCTCTTGCGCAGGTACCGGCGCCCCTTGCCAGCAGGCCAGCCCCGGCGGACTAGCTGCGTGGTCCACACGGTCAGCCAGTGGCGGTCGGTACGGGCACCAAACCGGCGACGGTAGTAGCCCGACACCGACCGAGTTCCCCCGCTGCGGGGGCCGAAGTAGTAGCCGCCCGGCAGGGGAAACTCCACCGCCGTCCCACTTGGGGAAGTCGACGGTGTTGCCCGGGTTGCCGACGAGGGTGTCGTCGGATAGGGCGGCGTTGGCGACGACGACCTTGCCGGTGAACTCGGCCTGGGCCATGTCCTCCCAGACTTCCGGGGAGTACAGCTTGGTGGAGTCGGTGAGTGCCACGGTGGGGCTCCCGGATCAGTGAGGCGGGCTACCGGCCCGCGAGCTTGCGGTACGTGGTGGGGTCCCGCTGGAACAGCTCCTGCCGCTGAGCGACGCTCATCCGCTTGAACTGCTCCGGGGTGACGGCATCTCCACCGGGCCCGCCGGTGAACTCGCCTCCGCTGCGCGCGGGCGCCTGGCCTGCCTCGCGGTACTGGGGGTTCTCGTCGATCGCCTTCTTCATCGCGTCGCGGAGCTTCGCGGCGAAGTCGTCGGCGGTCGGGTCGAGGTTGTGCGCCCGCTTCATGAAGGAGCGGCTGTCGGTGAGCGCCTGCGGGTTCGCGCCGGCGTTCTTGGCGTTCTTCCAGATGGCCAGCTCGATGGTGACATCACGGTTGGCGTCGGCCAGCTTGGTGACCTGCTGGGTGAGCTGCGCCGGGTCGGCCTGCTTCTCCTCGGCCGCCTTCGGGTCGAGAACGGCAAGCAGCTTCTGCGCCAGGTCCTGGCGGGCCTGCTCGGCGGCTTCGGTGGCGGCTTGCGCCTTGGCCTCGGTGCGGGCCTTGGCCTCGCCTTGGCGGGCGTCGCGGAGGACCTTCTGCGCCCATGAGGGCAGGTCTTCCACCCGCTCGCCGGTCGGCTCCTGGCCGGCCGGCTGGGCGGGCTGCTGCTGCTGGCCGGTGGTGGCCGGCTGCTGCTCGGTGCCAGTCTGGGTGCCCTCGGCGGTCGCGGTGGCGGTTTCCACGGTGGGTGTCTCCTGGGTATCGACGGTCGGCGCCCGGCCGTCCGTGCGGTCGACCGCTGCGCCAGGCAGCGGGGTCTATCGGGGCAGGTTGCCCGCGCCGATCTGCTCCCGATACGGGAGCCGCTTCAGCTCGGGGTGCTTGGCGAGGTGGTCGCGCATGCTGGCTTGCCACTGGCGGACCTTCGCTGACGCGGTCGCCTTGCCGACGTCATCGAGCGCGCCCGCCTCGCGTTCCTTCCAGCGGCGGATCTGCCGCTCGATGGCCCGCTGCCGGTCCTTCGCCTCGTAGCCCTTCGGGTTGGCCAGCCTGCCGGTGGGCCGCTTCGTCGCCCCGGGCAGGTACGCGCGCAGGCTGTGGGTGCAGTTGGGGTGCATCAGCCCGTCGGCGCGCGCCTCGTCGACGCTGCCAGCGATGTCCACGCTGACGGTGCCGGAGCCGACCATGCTGGCCAGCTCAACCCGGCCGCGCTGCCGCCCGGAGATGGACAGCACCTTGCCCTCCCACGGCCGGCAGAGCGGGCACTCGCGGGGGCTGTTGGACACGATGACCAGGTCCAGGCCCATCGACTGGAGCCGGTCGGTTTGGCCTTGGACGGCGGCGCGCTGGGTGACGGTGCGGACGGCCATCTCGGCGTACGAGGAGAGCCGCCACACCCGCCCGCGCGAGTCGGTGAAGCTGGCCACCCCCTGGTCTATGAACCTCTGATAGGCCAACTGCGACGCCTGCCGGCGGGTTTGCCCGCCCGCCACCGACACGGCGGTGGCCTGCTGGACGACCGCCCGGTACACGTCGAGGACGTGCCGCAGCACGTTGGAGTGCCGCTGCCCCACGTCGTCGAGCAGCGCGGCGGCGAGGTTCTCCACCAAGGCGGCGCGGATGCCCTGCTCGGCGGCCAGCCCTGCCGCCCGGACGGCGTCCGGGTCGCGGGGCAGAAGCGCCGCCGGCAGGCCGGTGGTCGCTGCGGCCCGTCCGGAGCGGTACGCGCGGGCGAGTGCCTCGCGGATCTGCTCCGATCCGTCCGCGTCGACCACGGCGAGGATCCGCTCGATGGTGCGCCGTAGCGTGCCGAGCGCCCCCAGCCGTGTGGCGGCCCAGTCGGGGGCGTCCATGCCGGCGGCCAGCCTGCGGGTGACCTCGCGAAGGATGGCCTGCTCGGCGGCCCGGTACAGGTCGACGGTGTTGCGGGCGATGGCGTCGATCTGGTCGCCGATGAGGGCCATGGGCTACTCCTGGACCGGCGGCCCGTCGCCCTGGTGGCCGGGGTCGGCGGGTGGCGGCTCGTTGCCGGCGAGCGCGCCGAGGCTGCTGCCGACGTTCACGACCGGTGGGGCGTCGCCGTTGATCCGGTCCACCTCCTCGCGGATCGCTGTTTCCTCCCAGTCCGGGTGCAGCGCCTTCACCTTCAGGTACGTCGAAATCGCGCCCGCGGCATCCAGCAACTGGAGCGTCCGGGCCTGAGACTCCGGGTCCTGGGAGACAGTACTCCCAAAGTCGATCTCCGGGGTTTCGACGGCCACACCTGAGTTGAAGAGCACCGCGTCCACGGCGAGGAGCGTCTCGGTGATCTCCTGTGTTCGCGGTTTGACGTGCAGCAGCTTCGCGTCGCGGCCGATGAACGACTCCCGCTCCCTGGCGGTGACCTCGGTGGCGGTGACGGCCGGCCCGCCGGCCATGCCGAAGGACTGCGCCGAGTAGCCGGCCGTTTCCACGATCATGCGGGCCTGCTCGGCGGCCATCCGGAGGTGCTCCTCGACCCGGATGAGCGGCTGGATCAGCTCGATGTTCAGCCCGGAGCTGTCGTCGGCCATCGTCTTGATGGGGGTGAACAGCTCCCGCGCCGTGTCGAACACGGCGCCGTTTCCGGGCCCGAGCGAGGTGAGGTACTCCTCGGGCACGACCAGTCGGGCGCGGGCGAGACGCAGGTCCCGCATCAGGGACGTCCACGTTTCGTCGAGGGCGTCGAAGAATCCCTCAACGCCGTCGTAGTCGGAGCGGCCCAGGTTGACCGCCGCCGGCAGGTCGGCCCAGATCCGCGACGGGGTGATGTTCGGGATGTAGACGGCGGTGAGCCTGTCGGTCAGACCCGTGTCGATCTGCCCGGTGGGGGCGACGTCGGCCAGCCACGCCACGTCTGGGTGGGCGCCGAAGTCCACCTGTCGACCGAGACGGTCCGGGGTGCCCTCGTACAGGCCGTGAAGGATCGCGCCGCGCTCGTGCCGCTCCAGGTGCCGCAGCACCCGGTTCCCGTCGTCCTCCAGGACTCGCCAGAAGGTGACCGCCCAGAGGGTGTCCCACCGCCACTCGGGCACCGCCGCGGTGGCATCGAGCCGGGACAGCCACGGCCGGGGCCGGATGCTCTTATCCCAGACGACGCGCAGGTAGACGCCGCCCTTCGCCGCGCCCGTCTCCGTAGCGGCGAGGAGGGTGGCATGGGCGCCGTCGTCGACCAGCTCGTCCAGCCGCTTCTGGGTGGCCGCGTTCTTGGCCTTCAGGGTGGGGGGCTCGCTGAAGAGCAGCCGCGCCGACGTCTGGGCGATGTCGGAGGGCAGCGGCACATGAAGCTTGGCGCGCTGCTCCCCGTCCGGAGTGGGCTCGCCCCAGAAGGTGCGGGCGATCCAGCCGACGAGCCCGCCCCGGTACTGGCTGGGCCGGTTCGGGGGACGGTTCATGTCGGTGCCCTGGTAGACGCGGGTGAGCCGGGCGGTTTCACCCGAGTACCAGGCCGTCCACTCGTCAAGCTTGCTGTAGACCGGGGCCAGTGACTTCGGCGGCCACGCCATGTCGGAGGAGGTGGGCAGCGGCACAGCGGGTGCCCCTCTCAGGCAGCGTTGTCGGGGCGGAGGTGGTGCCACCAGATCGCCCGGGTGGTGTGGATGGCGTACCGGGTGGCGTCGATCGAGTGGTCGTCTGCCTTGACCGGCTCGTCGCGGCCCCGCTCGGCGGCCTTGTCGTCCCAGGAGTATCCGGGCAGCTCGGCGAGGAGGCCGGTGCAGGACCGGTGGATGCGCAGCCGGTCGCGGGCCAGCAGCGACGACATGGTGCGGATGCCCTCCACCACCTCGTTCTTGCCCGGCTTGTTTGGCAGGCCGTCCTTGGCGAGCTGGACGCGAAAGTCGGCGGCGGCCGGGTCGACGAGCACGTACTCGGGGGAGACACCCCTGTCCCCGCCGGGTAGGTCGATGCCGGACAGCCATGACCGGACAGCCTGTGAGTACTCGTACGGGGACATCTGCCGGCGGGCGGTCTTCGAGTCGTGCCGCCATTCCCGGGCCACGTACAGCCGGCCATCGACGCCGAAGCCGACCAGGACAGCGGCGAACGCGTTGGTGGTGCCGTAGTCGATGCCGACGGCGAGCCAGCGGGTGATGGCGGGCAGGTCGGCAATGACGTGCTTGTCCTCGTCGAACATGTCGAACACGGCACCCTCGGCCTGCACCCACGCCCCGGTGATGAACCGTTTGTACCAGAGGCCGACGTACTCGGTCTTGAGGTCACGGACGTACTGCGGGTCGAGGTGCGGGTTGTCGTCGAGGGTGCTGTGCCAGGTTCGCAGGTTCAGCTCGTCGGCCCGCAGCAGGTATTTCTTGCGCAGCCAGTGATTGGGGGCGTCTGGGTTGGTGGTGCCGAACAACTGCGCACCCGGCACGGACAGCCGGGCCAGAACCTGGGTGAAGAACGCCTCGGGGATCGTCGTGAGTTCGTCACCGTAGGCCAGGCACAACGTCATGCCGCGGACTTTCGGCTCCGCCTTGGCGTCATTCGCGCCCAGGACGTCGACTTCCCGGCCGAGGATCGTACCGGTTGCCGCGCCTGGGTTGTACTTGACCAGGCGGGCGAGCGGCCCGAACAGGAGCGGATCCGTGAGTACCGCGAACACGTTGCGGTTGACGGATTCGCGGGTTTTGCCGAACAGCAGGACCCGGCCCGAGGTGGGCGCGGTCGCGATGGCCAGGAGGAGCCGCAGCAGCGACGCGACGGTTTTACCGGACCGGACGCTGCCTTGCCAGATGTTGAGGCGGGCTGTGGACTCCACCACGGAACGGAGGTGGATCGGCGACAGGGTACGGCCGACCGCGTCGAGGTCAACCGCCATCGGATCCGGCGTGGTTGAGCTGGTCGTAGGCTGCGCCGAGGCCCCGGGCGAGGGCTCCGAGCATGCTCTTCGCAGCATCGACGCCGGGGTCGGCGTCGTAGTCGTCGAGTTTGATGGCTCGGTCAATGGCGGCACCCACGGCCTGCATGATCTTCTGCTTGTCCGCGAAAGTCGGTTCGGACAATGTCCAGTCCACGCGGTCGAACTCCTTGCCGCCGTGGTCGACGTAGTCGGCTGGCTGCCAAAGCTGCTGACGGAGCCGCTCGGCGTCGTCAAGCAGGGCGCTAGCCAGGACAGCTCGTTTGGCGCGGGCGTCGTCCTTCTTGGCTTCGGTAGCGGCGCGGGTGACGGCCCGGTCGAAGCTGAGGTCGAGCTGGTCGGCGATCCTGGAGACGGTGCGTCCGGAGCGGCCGAGTGTCCGGCCGATCTCGTTGCGAGACATGCCCTGGGCGTGCAGTTCGCGGACGCGGTCGTAGTCGGCCTGGGTGACTGGTCGGACGGTCGTGATTTGTCGCTCCGTCCCGGGCCTTGCCCGGTCAGAGATGGGGAGGGGTGGGCTTCGCGTGGGTGGGGGTTGCGGGCCGGCCGTCCCAGCCTGCGACCTGTCCGCATCCCCTGGTCGCATCCCGGTCCCGGGTACGCAACAGCCCGGCGGCGCTGACGCGCCCTACCGGGCTTTGGGCACACTCCGCCGATGCGGGGATGTGTGAAAACATGATCGCTCGGTCAGGCGGCTGTCGTCAACTCGACACGTGCCCGGCCCCGGCCGGTGGTGCGGGTGAGCATCTCCACGTGGGCGGCCTGGTCGTAGCGGTACCAGGTGGTGCCGCGCCCTTGCCCGGGTAGGTGGTGGGCGGGTAGAAGGCCGTGCAGCCTGTCTCCGGCGCGGCGGGACCGGCGGGCCCAGTCACGGACCCGTGCGGCGGTGATGTCGGAGCCGAGGGCGTGGGCGATCTGCGCGGCGGTGCCGTAGCGGTGACCGGCGAGGCTGATCATGGATTGATTGCACCTTTGGCAGGGGCGGCTACATCTACGGCGGCAATGCAGCGTGTCCGCCGGCCTCGTTATCTGGACTGGAGTGAATGCGTGACGGTAAGCAGTACTGGTGAGTGCACTCCGAGGTAGGCGGCCGAGTCGGCGACGACTGCGGCCAGCCATCCGATGGCGTCACATGACCATTCAATGATGCTGCCGTGCAGCACTATGCCGTTTAGAGGCGGGCCGTTCCAAAAGCTGTCGTCGAACGGCGGGGGCGGGGGCGGGGTGCCGTCGTCCTTGGTGTTGCCGGCGAGCGCATGAGACTGGTAGACGAACACTTCCTGGTCTAGGCGAGCGAGGAAGTCAATGAGCTGCGACGCGACGGCCGGGAGGTGAGATTCCCGGCCACTGTTGATGCTGACCTGCACTGCGGTCCGCGCTCGCGGGTCGCAGCTATTGAACCACTGTGCGGTTCGTATGGCCGGCACAGTTGCGTTTCGCGGACGTAGTGCGGGGTCGAGTCCCTGGACCGGTAAAAGGATCTGCACAGCGGACAGCTCTAGTGCGCCGGCCCGCATGGTTGCGTCCTGCGCGCATCGCAGGAATGGCTGCACCGGCAGGGGGCGATCACCGGCCACCGCGTTTACCTCGACCTGGAACCACGAGACCAGCCCCGTCCCTGCGTTACGGGGGTCTTCCCACCCGGCGTCATTCATACCCCAGAGCCCAAGCGTGCGCCCTGGTGTGGAAATTGGACCGTTGTCGAGCCAGCCCATGGCTTCCGACCGCTGGTAAAACAGGAGGTAGGCGTCGTGTTCTGGGTCATGCCAGGGATATGAGGTTAGATCACCGTACAAGGCGGCGAACATGGTGCCCGTGCCCGAGTGGGACCCGGGCACCATGCCTGGCTGCGCAGCGACGGTGGGCTCTGGCATTAGGTGGTCCTCCCTGGTCGCTCCGCAGCTGTCATGCGCTTACAAGGTGCTAGCCTACGCGGCAAGCGACGTCGGCTTGCCGATACGGCTTCTCGCCGGTGTCGATTTCGCCGACTACGTCGACATCCACGTGGTTGCGCCACGACGTCAGGGTAGTGGTGTCACAGTCTTCGCGCGCGACCGTACGGTAGCTACTTCCGCCACCGGGCTTGAGCCTCTCTTTTGCCGAGCACGTCTTCTGTCGCCAGCTATTGTCCGTGTACCACTCGTAAAGACAGTTGACCACGTCAGCGAGGTCACCGTCGCAGTTACCCTTGTTCCACCATCCATGGGCCGACACCGCCACCCCTGTGCTGGATCGGTGCGGATTATCGTACCCACTATCAGGGGTGCAACCGATCAGCGCCGCATCCGAGTCTGCGTTTGGACCCGCGACGGAAATGACTTGACCTTCACTGTCGAGGTACACAGCAGTCTCGTCGGATCCCGCTGGCGCAATCCCAGGTACAGCCTCCGCAGCCGACACAAATTGACCAGCCGAATCGGGGCCAGTCGCTGCCGCTGGCTGGGCCATACCCGCTACAGCAAGAAAACCGACTGCCGTAACAGCCAGTGCTCGGTGACGCAAACGCCGATTGGACTTCATCCTTCTCCGATCTCGACGGAAAACACTTTCCCTTTTGGGTGCAGTGTTCCCTTGGGGAACGAGTGAAACTTGGGCAACGGTACAGGAAAGTGGTCATTGTTTGCAGGCCCTCATTTTCGGGCCCCTAGCTGCCATTTTGCATCTGGGCAGGTCAACACGGTAATTGCATCAATGAATCGCAATATTAAATTCTTTGACTTGAGCAAAACTTGAGGTTCCCGGCGGGCGCCAGGGAGACGAGCGCGTTCCCTATCAATCATCACTAGAGCCGTCGAGCACCACATGCCAGGGCCAGATGTGCCGTACGCCGTCCACACCGCCGGGGCACCGGCAGCCGGGGGTGTGTCGGCAGTCGGCGGCGCATACGACGGTGCGGGCGGCGGCGGGCCCGACGGTGGTCACCTCGAGGGAGCGTTGCCGGCATCCGGGGCACTCGCCGGGTATCCGCTGCCGGTAGGGCGGTTGGTCGATCCAGCCGCGTGCTAGTTCGTCCTCGTCGGCGAGGTGAAGGGCGAGCATGCCGAGGGGGCGGGGCGGCAGGGTGAGGGCGGGTAGGGCGTGGAGGATGCGCCGGATCGGGTCGCGCCTGGCGGGGAGCTGGTACATGCCGGCGAGCCACGTCAGCCGGCCGTCTAGGCGTTGGATGCGCTCCGCCCACGTCTGCACACGCGGTGGGGGCCGGTCGGCGGTCAGCGTCGCGACAGGGTCGGCGTGTCCGCCGATCGGGTGGATGGTGCCGTGGATGGGGCTACGCAGGATCGGCGCGGCGGCGGTGAGGGTGTCGCCTCGCCGCTCGGCCTCGGCGGAGGCGAGCACGTCTAGGCGCTGTCTGGCGGTGTGGATGGACCAGGTGGCGGCGGTGGCGTGGAGGTGGTGCGGTGTCACGGCGTGGCCTCTCAGCGAGCGACGGTCAGGGTCTGGGTGGCCGGGGCTAGGACGTGGGCGCCTCCAGGCGCTGGTGCTGCCGCCGCGCCAGCTGCTGCTCATGGCCTCGGCTCTTGGCTTGGCTGGCATGATCGACAGCCGGACGGTTGAAGGGTGGGAGCAGGCGTGCGTAGGTGGGTCATCGGTGGGGCAGTCGTGGTCGTCGTGGTGCTTGTGGGCACGCTTGTTTTCCTTCTGCGGGGCACGACCCGGTTCGATGAGCGGGCCTACCCAGGCAGCAGTTGGGATGAAACACCGGAATCGGTCTTCACCGATTTTGACCTTGTGTTTCCTGAGTGCACTGACGGACGAATGAGGTACTGGTCGGGCAGCCTGGAGCTGTACGTGAGGATCACGGCGCCGTCCGACTGTGTCAGCCAGTTCATCGAGGTGAACCGGTTGATAAGCAGTGAAACTGCTTTGCGTGGTCCAGTAAACCTCATCAACAGCGCAGACCGGGCGACAGAGTTCGGATGGCAGTCGTCCGCGGACCGGAAGTACACCCGACACTCGCGCGGGGAGAACTGGAAGAACAACGTCTGGACCCGTGCATTCGTCGACGATGGCACCACCGAGCGGTCCCTGTACCTGCACGCCTGGCACCAGTAGTCGGCGCGCGGTCATCGGCTGCCGCCGCGCCAGCTGCTACTCATGGGCGTCGGCGGCGTCGGCGTGCCACATGCCGGCGGCGACGCCCAGGTCATACCAGGCCGTCGGACGGCCGGCCCGCGTGGCCGGTTTCTGGCCGACGATGCAGGGTTTACCGCCGATGTGCGCGGTCAGCGGTGCGGCGCAGGACGGGCAGTCGTCGCCGGTCATCCATGCAGGCAGCGGGTCACGGTCACCCCTGTCCCTGTCGGCCGCGCGGGATTCAGCGGCGGCGATGAGGGCGACCAGGTGGCGGGCGATGCCGGCGTACTCGTCGGTGACGGCCCCGGGATAGGCGGCGTCCCAGCGGTCATGCCAGCCCTCCAGGAGGTCACGGACGACCTCCACGCGTTCGTCGGCGGTACGCGCGGCGGCGAACTCCTTGGTGGAGTAGTCGAGGAACTGCTGCATGTCGATTGGGGGGTATGTATCCCGCTCGGGGCCTACGCGGGGCTGTGCGTGGCTCTCAGCGGGCGGCACGGCATCCTGCGCGCCGCCGGGCCGGGAACCGGGGCGGGTGGCGTACCGCGCCCGTGCCCGATCGATCCGCTCGACGGCGTCGTCAAGGACGGCGATCAGCTCCCGCGCATCCGCGAGGGCGGCGCGGGCCTGGTCCCGGTCGGCGGCGAGCTGGTCGAGAGCGCGGTCGTATTCGCGGTGGATGGGCAGTCGGGCGTGGGTCATGGCGTCTCCTCAGGTGGACTTGCGGCAGACGATCTGGTTCAGGACGTCGCCGACGGACGACAGGCCCGGCGCGCGGCCGGTTCTTCGCTCGGCGTGGGCCCGGTCGAGGGCCCGTTGGCGGATTTCGTCGGATGGCGTCAGCGGCGGGGGTGGCTCGTTGTCGGCCGGTGTTGTCGCGGCGGCGATGGCCTGTCGGCACAACTCGGCGCCGCGGGCGGCCCGTGCGTCGCGGGTGGCGTCGTCCTCGTATCGGGATGGCAGGGCGCGGACCTGGTGGGTGACCTGGCGGCGTCGTTCGTCGCGGATGGTGCGGGTGTGGTGGCGGATGTGCGCCGGCATGATTCGGTCGGTGCTGTCGCGGTAGTGGCGTCGGAGGGCTTCACGGGCCTCGGGGTAGGTGATGTCGTGGAGGTCTTCGTGCCAGGCGAGGACGTCGGCGTCTCCGACGGTGCGTAGGTCGCGGGCTGCGGCGGCGGCGAGGATGAGCGCCGTTTCGGCTTTGTTCATGACGCCTCCTCGGCGGCGTAGCGGGCGGCGAGTTCGAGGGCGGCGTTAACCCGCTGGTCGGTAGTGGATGGTCGGGGAGCCTGGCCGCGTTGGGCGGTGAGGCGGAGTTGGTCGTACTTTTCGCGGAGTTTGGGCATCGAGAGGATGTTGGAGCGCCAGAACTGGTCGTCTTGGCACCAGTCGATGCAGCGGGTGATCTGGTCGACGGTGCGGCCGTCGCGGTCGATGAGTAGTCGGGCGGCGTCGCGCCACGCCTTGGTGATGGTGGGGCGTTTGGAGCCGTTGGCTTCGATGCGGTCGGCGAGGTGGCGGCAGATCTGCTCGACGTCGATTCGGTCGGGGATCACGACGTCCTTCGTCGGGTGCGTCAACCCATCGTGATCCCTCCGGCTGGGTTGGGACGGCCGGCTCCCGGCCGGTGTGGGAGGACTTTCTGTACGTCTATCAAGGCGGCCCGCAACGGGCCGCACGCGCCGCCACCTGGGCGCGCGCCGGCCGCTGCCGCTGTCGCTCTGCGGCCGTCCCGCCTGACGCCCGGCGGCTGGCGCGGACAGCGGGATGCCCGGAGGGCCGCCGCAGAACGACAGGCCGTTGGGGGTGAGTTGGTGGGCCGGCAGCCGGCCGGGCCGCGCGGCCACGAGCCCGCGCGGCGTAGGGGAGCCCACGCCGGCCGCGTCGGCGAGCTGGCGGCAGTTCCGGGGCTGCCGTCGGTGCGCCTCCGGCGGGGGCGCTCCGGCTCCGGGACGGCCAGGGCTCCGCCGGCGAGTCGCGGTCCGTTGGTGGTTGCCGTGGGCCATCCCGCCTGCCATCGACCCGGGCAAGCCGAGCAGACCACCGCCCGACCCGCCAGCGCCCGTACGAGCCGTCAAGGTCCGCTTGACGGTGGCGGGCCGGGCGGCGGCCCGCTCCCCAGGAGGGCGGGTCGACGGCAGACGGGATGGAACAGCGGGTTGCCCGGAACGCGTCGCAGTCGGACTTCGACCGGCGGAGGTAGACGGCGATGGCCTTGTGGTGCATGCGCGATCACACGATACTGCGGTCGTGTGGGCCTCCCTGTTGACCTTGCTGTGCACATACTCTGTCCTGAGCCAGGTCGGCGTCGCCGACAGCGGCGCGGCGTCCTGGGCGTTCACGGCGGCGGCATTGTTCGCCGTGTTCGCGCTCTGGCGCGCCGCACGCAATAGCGTCGCACCCGAACCGGAGCCTGTGCGTCGTTCGACGATGGCGCGTCGCGTACTGGCGCTGATCGTCGTAACCCATCTCAGCACATCCCTGGTGAGCGGGCTCATCGGCGGTTTTTCGCCAGCGATTCCGCCCGGTGGTTCTCCGGATCACGCCATGGCCATCAACCTGCGGCTGAACACCACCGTGGGGTGGCCTATAAACTTGATCATCATCTTCCAACTGGGACGCCTGTCTGGGACATGGTTGGCCGTAAGGAGACCTTTTCGATGGCTCGCAATGATATCCGTGTTTCCGGCCCTGATCGCATTAGCGCTGCACCCCGTGGTCATTGCCTTTTCCCAGAAGTACGGCACCATCCCGCCGCATAGCCTCGCAGAGAAAGCTCCGCGAATGATCGCCGGAACCGTCCTGATCTTCTGCGTCCTGGCCCTCGGCAATCTGAGTAGGCGAGAATCGCTGAGGCGGCCCAGGCCAGCGGCAAGCCGCGGTGGCGGCACCATCCCTGGTCTGGGCGACTCCGACACCGGCCATTCCGTCGCGCCGGATCGAGCTACCCCCTAAACGTACTTGGCGGAAGCGTCATGCCCGCTGCGTGCCCCATGTGGGGGTCAACAAGGGCAGCATGGGAGGCTGCGGGTCGCCGTTCCGAGCATCCCGCCAATACTCGGCTCCTGCTCGTTCGCACGATCAAGGACGGGCCAGGAAGCGGTTCAAGGCACCTTCCAAGCTAACGGTGCAGGCCATCGGGCAAGCTTGAGCGCTGGATGTGGAGACGGTACGTGTCGAGGGCTACCACGAGGTTCTGGCGCTTCATCGGATGCTCATGGAGTGCAAGTCCGACGACCTCGGAAGTGTCTACGCTGGCAGCCCGTTCATCGCCGCCATCCAACACCGTTTGGCCGATGCTCTTGAAGCCGCCGACCCTGGCTAGTCATCCTCACCGGGTCCAGGCCGTTCGTGCCCACCTGACCGGAGCGGGAAAGTGGTGGCATGACGCCAACGGGGGGCAGCGCGCGGCCTACGTGCGAGACATCCTCGCGTCGTTGCGGCCCTCGTCGGAGTTGCTTGCTGAGCTGACCACGATTTCGTCCGATCGTCGGCTGGGTGACTAGTCGAGTGACGACGGGTGCGGACGTCAGTGGACAAGCACGGGCGATGGCGGGCCGCGTCCTCAGGTCAAGGGTCATGAAACAGCAGCTCAGGGGGCCGTGTTGGTTGCCTGGGGGTCAAGGAGTCCTCCGGGGCACACATGGGGCGCAAGACAGCGTCAAACGTCGGCAACCAGCCGTCAACGACGTGAGCCCAGGAGCGAGCGTAAGCAGCACGTCGACCGGGCCGCCGCAGGTCGCGGGCGAGACGGTCTAAGTTCCGCTTCAACGTCTGACCGCGTCTGCACGTGTTCGCGCAGAACCTGGCCAGCGCCGACTCGCTGTTCCGTCGCGGACTGGCGATCAGTCGTAGACGTCGTACTCGGATTCGTCGACCAGGCCCGTCACGAAGGTCTCGAAGTCGGGGGCGAGGACCGTGATCTGGTAGTGCCATTCTTGGTCGACGTGTACGACGGCGGGCTCACCAGGCGAGCGGTAGTCAAGGGCGACCATGTCGTGGCCCGCCGACGGGCAGTCGGCGATGTAGATGCCGATGTCGGGGTAGCCCCATTCCGCTACCCAGAACGTGCTGCCGAAAGCCGCTCGAAGGTTCCAGATATGACGGTGACGGCGTGCCGGTGTGCTTCAGCGGCGATGGAGATCAGCTCGCCACCGGTTGCATCTTTGGAGTGGGTACCAACAAATCCAGCGATCCCGGAGGCGTCGGCGCTGGCACGATCCAGTTGCCGTGCGTAGCTTGTCAATGCGATTGGCTCAACGGAGAGGCTCACCCTTCGGTCACCGTCGCCGTGAGAACGAGTCCAGCCAGCCCGATTACTACCAGCGCACTTATTGCCAGGAGTAGTCGCACGGCGAGCTTCCCGCGCCGTCGAACTGGATAGTAGGCCACGCCGCCTAGTCCGGCGAGAATAAGGACGCCCATGGGAACCAGGCGTAGCCCGTCGGCTACGCCGACAGTTGCGGCGAAGACTCCAACGAAGCCAAAGAAGATCGCCACGTTGGCGATAGCATTACGGAGGTTTGCGTAGGCGGATTCCTGGAGGTCGGCTACGGCGCCTCGCACATCCCGCTCAGCTTGCACTCGCTCACCAGTGGACATATCTCTAGGCTTCCGCCCGCGCTTGTTGATCCCCGCAGCCATGCCGCGACCATAGCAACTGGGCACTGTCCAAACTGTCTCGAACTTGGCTCTACCGTGCCGACACCTCGTACTTCGGCGCGGCCGGTGTGCCCAGCAGCACGCCCAGCCACGGCCACCGTGCCTCGGCGACCCGGACGAGGGCGTAGTAGCCGGCCATCGCCAGCGCGACCACACCGGCCGTGAGGGCGGTGGACGAGTCACCGTCGAGGACGATGCCCGCCGTCGAGGCCAGCCACGCGAGGGCGGCGCCGACGGCGGCGAGGACCGCGGTACGGATCAGTGAGATCAAGTAGTCGTGAGTCATCGGGGTGCACCGCCGGGGTTCTCGGCCACCGGTCGGCGGACGACATCGATCCGCGGCTCGGGTTCTTCGAGTCGGGTTTCACCTCGCTGACTGCGGTGGAACTGCGCGGCGCGCTGAACAGCGCCACCGGGCTCACCATCTCGACGACTGCGGTGTTCGACCACTCGAACCCGGAGGCTCTGGTGAAGCACGTGATGAGCCTGCTCGCCGACGGCCCGGTGAACACCGCCCCGCAGGAGGAGCCCACCACCCTGAGCGAGATCTTCCGCCGGGCTGTCTACACCGGTCAGATGCAGCGGGGTTTCGACCTGCTCGAAGCTGTCGCGAACACCAGGCCGTCGTTCTCGTCGGTGGCCGACCTCGGCGCTGCGCCGCCGGGGTCAGGCTCGCCGATGGACCTGCGGCGCCCGCCCTGTTCTGCTTCCCGTCACCGATGGCGCTCGGCGGAGTGCAACAGTTCGCGCGGTTGGCCGCGGAGCTGCGCGGTCAGCGCGAGGTGTCGGTCCTCCGTGCGCTCGGCACCTCTCACGGCGACAGCCTGCCCACCTCGATGGATGCCGCGGTTGAGGTGTTCGCCGACGGTGTGCTTGGTGCTGCGCAAGGACGCCCGGTCGCGCTCATCGGCCTGTCCTCCGGCGGCATTCTCGCCCACGCCACCGCGCGCAGGCTGGAGGAGCTCGGCTGCGTGCGGTGA